ATCAATAGGTGCAATACTATTTAATAGACTTGCAGACAATGCTACCCTACCCGGTATTGGTAGGACACCACCAAAAAGAGATATCAAAAACACCACCAATTTCTTTGACTTCACATTCTTAGCTAACCATCTAAAGATATCCGACAGATATCCCCTTTCTTTGAGGATACCCGTTACGAACATTATAAATGTTAGATACAATAAAAAGTGTTGTCCCTTTATTAGAATCTCCATCCGAATATAATTGTGTTTCTAAATTGTTTAGCGTCTTGATTAAGACCTGGTAAAATCTCAAAGTTTACGTACCCATTTGCATTAAACCTGTATTGAAGTGCCGGTCCAACATACCATTCATTAGTACCATCAACGTCATTATGTCTAAACATGTTTGACACACCGATTGTTAAATCATCATTGATAATTTTACCGTAAGATGCTGTATATGCATACTCTCTCTGTTGTAATTGTCTTGTAGGTGCCGCGTAAGCTTCGTATATTAAATTTAGACCCCAAATTCCATTCTTACCTATTCTGTCACCTAATAAAATTTTAGGTTCAATTCCTTGGTACTTACCCTGTAGTAGTTTGTGTTCGAAGTAAAGTGTCGGGTTACCCCAAATTTTACCCCAATCAGCAAGAGCATATCTTATTTCCCATGACATACCTCTGAATCCAAATGATGATTGTAACCCATCACTTTTATAAACAGTGTGGAGATATAAATCCAATTCTAATCTGTCTGCAAGACCAAACGCGAATTCATCTCTCATTCTGACTTCTGTTCCACCACCGTTCCTTTCGGTTCTCATATCAAACCACTTCTCATACATTACAGTTCCCTTAGGTACCATAATGTAAACTCGAGTTGCAGGAAACTTTCGTACCAACGTCCATGCTGGTTGATTATTCTCACCAACCCTTTGGAATTGTGGATATAGTTTAGCGGATACGACAACCTCTTCCAACATTTTTATTGAGTCCTGTTGTCCATTGTTTAGTACTCGTCCTGTGTATTGTGCAAATAAACTTTGACTACACATAATGAGTATAATTAATAATACATTGTTGTTCGCGAACCTAATGATCGACCCCAACGACTTTGTCAACTTATATGATGACATTTTTTGTTTTAACATATCTTTTTTTATTATGTTTTTATGTACGTAAGTACCATCATAATATAAGTAAAATGCTCTTAAATGTCAACTATCGTTCGATAAGAAATACCCCTAATCCATTCCAAAAGTGTTCCATATCTTCACCCTCAGTAAATATTTCACGTTGATGTGAAACATAAAGGTTCTCTTCTGTGATGACTTGTCTAAGTGCACCACTATCCCAATTCCAATCATCCATTATTAATATGGTTTGATCCGCAAACTGTGGGATTAGTTTTTTAAGTACTGTGTATTGATCATGGTAACGAGTGTCACCATCGTAAAATATAATATCTAATTTTGGTAATTGTGAATAATCAAAAGTTGTGTAGTCCGTTCTATAAACATCAATCATATCAGTGTTACCAAACCTTTTAACATTACCTAAGAAATCATCTTGTGGGGACACGTCAAGACGTTTTTTAAGGTATGTTGCTAATTTTTGACTGACACCCATCGGCATTAAGTTAGGTGACGCAAAATTATCTATACCTATTGAGTGAATATCATTTTGGTATATGGCCGAACAGAAAGTAGCACCTCTAAAAACACCGACCTCTAAGTAGGTTCCACCAATACTACAAATGTTATTTAAGAAACACCTGACCTTATTACTCGTAATTCCATGGATGTCTATTACATCCTGATTTAGTTTCGAGACTTCGTGGTTACCCCACTCAATTGAATCGTCAATGTGATTAATTAGATTCATTTAATTTCTTTTTTTTGTGTTCCGAAACAACATCACAGTAATTACAGTCCCAACATTGGAACTTACACTTCTTTATTTTATTCCTCCAACCTTTTAATTCTTCATGTGGAATACCATCTAAGTATATCTTTGAACTCTCAGCCAATACCTCATTACCTTTTGCGTATGATTCAACAATTTCCATAGTTTCATTCAACCTGTCGAAACTATCCCTACCGTGCATCTTAAAAACATCAACATGGTTTAAGAACTCATCGAACTCTTCTTTGAATGGTGGTATTGTAGCCGTTTTAAAGAAGAATGCACCCATTTCTTTCTCCCACTTATACTCACATGTCACTTTAGATATTTCGTGTCTAAAATAAGGTAATTCATTGTCCTTACGTAGATTATTGTATGAGTAGTGTTCATCCATTACTGGACATCTACCTAAACAACCTTCATTAGTTAAAAGTGCTATCTCAACATACCTACCATGTTTCTGTTGAAACATCAATTGTGCTCTCCTAATGTTTTTTAATTCCTCAATATCTCTCATAAGGATTCTATCCACATTGATGTAGTCAAATCCTTGTTCTGCTGAATACCAAAAATCTTGTGCGGTTGCAACCTTACGTAAGATTGTGTTTTTAATCTTCATCTCGGGGAAATGTTCCTTTAATCCCATAGCGACCCAATGACCATGTGGTATTGTTATACAACGTAAACCTCTTTCATATAAAGGTTTTAGATTATCGATAAATAATTTATAGTTTTCGTGTTTTGGTGACACGTTAAAGTTGTTGAAGGTGGCACTAACACTTATACCTAAAGTCTCCTGAATGATCATTGCATTTTCAAATACAGAATCTCTATCTTCTTCTTTGAAGATACCACCCATAGCATCTTGTGTGAATGGAGGTATTCTACATGTGAAATATATATCGTATATCCAATCTTTGTTCTTTTGTAAAAAAGGGTAGAATAGATGTGTGAACGCCTGTTCACTTAACATTGGATTTAGTGGTATTGAAAATATTTTATTCATTCTCTAAACAACCCCCACATATCCCATTACACTCTGTCTTATAGAAGACACAATCTAAACAGTCTTGTGGTAAGGTGTAGTTTTTATGGTTCTCTTTATAGAGATTATCGAATTCATCTCTAAGTGTTAATATATTGTTTTTTCCTGAGACTTTCAAGACATTATCGATCTTTACTTTGTCTTGTAACGGATAACAATGTATCGAACTCCCATCAGGAAATATATCTAACGGCATGAACCCACAAACCGTTTCATGTCCTGGTACTTTGAATGTCGCAAACCCTAATGAATTAATATTAACAGACTCCTTAGTTTCTCCTTCCCATAAACATGGTGGTACTTGACAATCTGACGTTATCCTTATGTCATTATAAAAACCAAAGTTAAGTATTTTAGTAATCTCCTGTCCCATCTCCTTATTGTTGATGAGGTAGTTACCTGTTAAATCAACACCGAGTCTAAACGCATTAATTCGACCATCTAATTGAAGGTATAACCATTTGATGTATTCATACAATTTACGTTCTCTCCAATCGGATGACATAGTAATTGCAATGAACAATCTCGCGTTGTCTTCAAACCCCCATATATTTGAGTAAGCTGTGTGTAGTGCTAAATAATTCTTCTTAAATAAAACGATTCTATTTTTCTCATCTAACTCAGCACCATTAGGTAACATCCAACGTATGTGTTCGAGATTATTGATAATATAATCCAATGTCTTTTTACCAAACAATAGATTACTCACAAGATTTATTGTGTAACCTCTCGATATAATGTAATCTATAATACCATTGAAGTTTGGGTGTTGTGTAGGTTCACCACCTAAGATTGTAACCTCCTCATCACTATTAACCATATCAAAATGATCTAACAGTTCGGTCACTTTGTCTATTGACATGTCACCTAAGGTATGTTTAACTCTCGCATCTTCTTTAGTGAAACAAAATGAACAACCTTTAGCACATGTACCGTTAATTGCTAAGTTCATTTTATGTTTTTAGAAATCCATTTTTAGTGTGAGTGGTGTACTTTCAATACCTTCAGCTTCTTTTTGTTGTCTACTAAGTGCAATTCCGAATTTTTCATGTTTAAGTCTATGACAATCGGGAATACTTTCACAAAGGTTCACCTTTTCTTTTAAAAGTTGTTGTTCCAATAATAAAGTACCTAACTTAATATTATACGAATCAACCTTCTCAATTACTTTATTGACAAACGTAGTTTTTTCAATATTTCTACCGATTGATAGTATGTCAATTATTGGTGTGGGATATGAGTTATCTGAATTCCAACCATACGCCTCTCTCTTTTGTTCTTCCCACGTATCTTTCTCAAGATTAGACGCATCAACCATTAATGTTTTGTGTCTTTCAGAAAATCTATCAGCAATGATCTTTTTCATTACTGCTTTATTAAACTCTACACCCGATAACTTATCTTCATCGGTTAATATGTGTCTAACTTTTTCAGCATCGGTTTCAGATGATTCCGCCAATTGTGGAACTTCGTCCATAATATGTGAATTAGTTCTAATACTGATGTAGTCATTATAATTGTCAGCAAATACAAATCCCCGTGCAATGTCTGCCGGAATTATCTCAGCACCCATACCAACAAGTTCAACTCTCATATCATTGTATTCGTCAGCAATTCTACCGTAATAGTAATTCATATACATCCCAACCACATGAATGTAACCGGGTATATTACCTTGTAATTTGAAGATTATGTGTGTCATTATAATAGTTTTTCTGTTTTAGTTTTATTAGTTGTCCCTAACTTTAGTTGGTTCCTCAAAGATTCCTCGATAGAGAAATTGTTTTGAGTTGCCGAAACCATGGAACTTTGAACGTTCTTTTCAATAAATACAGTGTAAGAAGACGCAAGTGATAAAACTTGTGTTTGTTGTTCAGGTGACATCATTAATATTGAGTCTAAATTTCCTGTACCAATTCTTCCATAAGATATCATATCCAACATCGCTTGTTTCGCCATACGAACAGTCCAATACTCATGTTCAAACTTATCTTCTAATTCACTATTACCAAACACATCCATTAATGATGTCCCATCGGGTAATTTAGAATCGTCACTTTCGATAAATTCTTTTACTAAATCTAAAAACCCCTGACGTTCAATATAAGAATCTTTTAAATTCCTTCTAAATTTTCTTAGATCAATCTCCATATCAGCAATCGACAATTCAATCAATTCCTTTTTAAGTGGATCTGTAATATGTTCAAAACCTCTTTGTTGTAATTCAATCTCGATCTCCTGTTTTCTCACCTTATGTTCTAAGTGTTGTACAGCATCTTCTCTTCCCCTAAGTTCGAGTAACCATTGTTTTAACTTTGCATATGGTGTGATTTGTGCACCCCCAACAAAACTCTCCGCTTTGTATTTTGGTAATGCAAATGAGATGTTCTCAGATACCTCCATTAATTTAAGATCAATTGGGTCTTTTAAATTCTCTTCTCTATTGTATTTGTAACCTTGTTCGGACATGTATTGTTTTTCTTTTAATATATGGAAAATATATTGCATTATAAAGTGATCTTGAGTTATTCTCTCCAACCACAATGCCCTGATGATGTTCCCGCATTAACCCCTGGGTTTAATCCTTGAACACTTGTTGTACCTGTGTCTGTTGAGTAGATGAATTTCCAACTCGTATTATTTTGTGTACCATCGTAAACACCTAACATGTATTGATGATCTTGTCCCATTGTGAAATTTTCTTCACCGCAATTTGGATGTGGTTTCACCACATTACCAATATTAGTGTCACTTGTGTTGTCCCATCTTCTTAAGTTATATCCACCTGCGTAAGATCCTTCATTACCAGCATAACCTTTACCGACTTTGGAACTTATTCCTTTTTGTTGTCCATGTGCACCCCACTTAGTCCCGGTAACATGTGTCTCAGTTGCAAATGCAAATTTAAATCCACCAAATCCACCCCAACCATAACCATGGTTCTCATCAGAGAATCCACTTGCACCTTCACCACCATTATATGACGAAAGAATACCGGCGTGTGATTCATTGGTTAGATTAAATCTTTCCATATTTGTGTTTCCACCATCAAACAAATAAGCAAACTCCGTCTCCTTGAATAACGTACCTAAATCATGACGAATATATGTTATATCAAACTTAGCTTGATGTGCATAATTGGTGTCGTTAAACATGTTAACCGCAGAAGTTGTAGTTCCGTGTGTGTTAGTTGCTGATTTCCAAGCACCATCTGTGTTAACTGACCATATAAATAAAATGGACTTACTACAAGCACCTGAACTATATGACATAGGATAATCCAATAACTCACCAATGTGATTCGTTTGGTCTGTCGAGTTAACTGTTTTATGTACGTTCTTCCACGGGGATGATGATTTGTATCCACCCGCTAAATACGAATAATTAATTACTTGTCTATATTTGAAATCCGTTGGTCTTGGTTCCTGTGCACCAATCATTTCCCAACCATCATCAATGTTTGAGATACCAGTATATAACATCATAAAACTACCACTATCGGATTGTTCCATAAATAAGGACCCCGACAAAGGACTTGATGGTCTATTAGCACGAGTCCCTTTTGGTGGTCTCGCAACTACTTTGTCCACATTAAGTGAACCACTAACCGACATATTTCCGTATTCCATTCTTCTTTTTTTATATTATCTCCAACCACAATGTCCTGAGGATGTTCCCGCATTAACTGCCGGAGCCAACCCTGATATATTTGTAGTTCCTGTATCTGTTGAATAATTAAATTTCCAACTTGTATTATTTTGACCAGTCCCATCGTAGTTACCTAACATATATTGGGAATCTTGACCTAATGCAAAATTTTCTTCACCACAATTTGGATGTGGTTTCACCACATTACCAATATTAGTGTCACTTGTGTTGGACCATCGTCTTAAGTTGTACCCACCATTATATGATCCTTCGTTACCCGCATAACCTTTACCGACTTTGGAACTTATTCCTTTTTGTTGTCCGTGTGCCGACCATGCTGGTTTTGTAACAAATGTTTCAGTCCTAAAATTCATTTTAAATGACCCACCAGATGCAAAACCATATCCAAAATTTTCATCCGAGAATCCACTTGCACCACCTGATCCGTCAACGGAGTTTAGTGTGTAGTTTAAAGACATAATAGTCTCATTCTCAAGGTCAAACTTTTCAACAATTGTTGTTCCACCCGCAAAGATCCACGCATAATCTGTTTCTTGAAATAAGGTCCCCACATCGGATCTTGTATTTAGTATATCAAACTTAGTTTGGTGCACATAATTAGTTTCATTCACCATATTAATTGCAGATGTGAAGGTACCGTGTTTTGTTGTGGGACCTTTATGTGCCCCATCAGTATTAACCGACCAAATAAAAAGTATATACCTACTACATGCCCCTGACGTGTAATTTGCGGGATAGTCTAACAACTCACCAATGTGAGATGTTTGGTCCGTTGCATTTACCGTCCTATGTACGTTCTTCCACGGAGACGAATTCTTATATCCACCTGCCAAATAACTGTGTGTTAGTATATGTCTGTATTTAAAATCAATAGGATTAACTTCTTTAGAAACTCTTACCCATCCATCATCATTATTGGGGTGTCCATGATAAACAATTAAAAAACTACCTGAAGTTGACTCCTCCATATATAATGATCCCGTCTCAGGATTTACAGGTCTATTAGCACGAGTACCTGAAGGTGATCTTGTAATCCCTTGTCCTCTTAACGACCCACTAACTTCTAAATCCTCATATATCATAACTATAAATATCTTTTTCTATGTTCTCCAACCACAATGTCCTGAGGATTGTCCAGCGTGTGCTGTCGGTGCTAACCCCGTAGGATTAACAATCCCCGTGTCTGTTGTATAAGAGAATTTCCAACTATTATTTGTTTGACCACTACCATCGTAAACTCCAATCATATATTGGTGATCTTGTCCCATCGTGAAGTTCTCTTCACCACAATTAGGGTGTGGTTTTGGTACATTACCTATGTTGGTTTCCGTAAACACATCCCACCTTCTTAAGTTATACCCACCATTGTACGTCCCTTCATTTCCAGCATATCCTTTTCCAACTTTAGAACTAATTGCTTTCTGTTGTCCACTACTTGCAAATTGTGCTTTAGATGTTGTGAATACATCATTTGCAAAGTATAGTTTCGTTGAACTCTCAGAACCATAACCAAATGCATAGTTTTCATCACTGAATCCCGATGCTCCTAATGTACTTGTTATTGATGTACTTGATGTCACATAAGGTGATCCACCAGGGTAGTAGGTGGTGTACATTGTTTCGTTGGTAAGGTTAAATTTCTCAACCGTCGCAACCGAACCTCCAAACACCCAAGCAAATTCAGTTTCCTGAAATAAGGTTCCTGCGTCATCCCTTGCGTTTAATAAATCCCATTTAGTTTGGTGAGCGGACGTGGTTTCGTTAATCATGTCAATTGCAGATGTGTGTGTTGAATGTACCGTAGTCGCTCCTTTATGTGCTCCATCAGTATTCGTTGACCAAATAAATAATTTAGTTTTACTACATGCTCCTGACGTGTAATTTGCGGGATAGTCTAACAACTCACCAAGGTTTGCTGTTTGATCTGTTGCATTAGTAGTTCTGTGAACTGTCTTCCATGGTGATCCTGATTTATATCCACCCGCAGTGTAAGAAAAGTTTATAACCTGTCTATATTTAAATGCGGTCCTATCATGAGACTGAGACCCAATTGGTTCCCAACCATCGTCATAATTAGATGCACCAGTGTATGTGGATACAAAACTACCACTATCCGTTATTTCTAAAAACATAGCACCTTCCTCAGGTGAGGTAGGTCTTTCTGATTTCGTTCCATTTGGAATGATGAATTGTCCACTAACATCTAATGAACCACTAACAACTACATTTTCTCTAATCATTTATTTGTCTTTTATCCTGTAACTACTACCCTACCACTACGTGGTTTTGCAAAATCAATATTAACTTCGGTATCAGTTACATTTATATCTGATGGGAAGAATAAATTATCGTTTGTGTCATATACCTGTACAACCAAATTTTTAGTATCTAAACCATGAGTAAATGCAACACCTAACACATTAGTAAATGTTGTACTGTTAACAAGTGCCACTTTCTTCCATGATTGCCAAGTGTTTGAGTTCTTACCTCTCACCCATATACCACCTACACGGTAATCACCATAAATTTGATGTTGCCATTGTGAAGAATATGCTTGTGAGTAAAGTGCTCCGTCTGATGCGTTTCCTGATAAGTTAGGGAAACCACTAACATATGAAATACCATTATTATTTATACTATCCGCGGCTTGTGCGTTACCACTATTTGAGTTTGTGAATCCAACATTATCAATGTTTGATGCCGATCCCGCACTTGTTGCGTAATCTGCGGTGGCGGCATTACCACTAATATTTGTTTGATCACCGGTGTTTATTCCGGATAAATTCCCAATATCTATTTTGTCTTGTGCGGATAAACCGTGATCACCCCATCCAACTGCGGTGTCCCAATCAGATGAGTTATTAGTTAAGTTACCTGAATCCCATATCTTTTTATTAGTACCCCAAGCAGAATCACTTGTCGCTGTTCTTCTCCATAAGTGGTCACCTGAAAATATTAATTGTTCTTGTCTGTGACTTGCATCAAAACTCGCCCACTTAGAAACCGTAAGTAATGCGTGCCATCCATCACCACCAACTCCTGTGTCGGAAACGTTTTGGAAGTCCCATTGTGCATATCTATCATCATAGTATGATGGTGCTCTCGCGGCACCTCTACTATCTGTGATATAGTTTCTATCATTACTATCTGTTAGTGTACCTGTATTAGAAGTATATCCAGCACTTGCATGGTCTCCCCATCCATATGCGGTGTCCCAATTTGAGACGTTAGTGTTACTTGCGTAACCACTTAAATCTTGGTCTCCTGTGTTTGTACCGGATGATGTTCCACTAAAGTTTGATGCCGTTATTGTTCCTGTTGAGGTGATATTACCACCAGCACCAATTCGGAACCACTCAACTGAAGTACCTGTACCGTCTTGTCCTGACGTATAATGTCTAAACACGAAAGGTTCATCATCATCATCAGTACTGTAAAACTCCATTTCACCAGCATTACTTGTCCCATTTACTCTAATACCGAACCCATCGTTTGCTACCACAGTTGAGTTGAACATAATTCCAGTGTTAGCACCAGTCCCTGTGAAACTAATAGCACCTGTCGTTGAATTTCCTCTACCAATAACAGTTCCTAATGTATCAGTCTCAGTGTACGATGTTAAGTAACTACTTAAATCTTGGTCACCTGTGTTTGTACCGGATAAGTTCCCAATATCTGTTTTGTCTTGTGCAGATAAACCGTGATCACCCCATCCAAATGCGGTGTCAGCATTAGATCCTTGTGTCGATGTTGCGGCATCCGTAATTCCGTAACCACTTAACGTAGTTGGTTTACTTGTTAATGATGCAAATGTATGTGTATGTGATGGTAAACTCGATAAGTACGTTGTCGAATCTACACTACCATCCGCTTTTAAGAATTCTGATGATGTTCCACCACTCTTAACAAATGATGTTCCTGTTATAGAACCTCCAACTGTTAACAACCCTAAGGTATCAATGGATACCGTTCCGTTAGCATTTACATTAAAGATTGGTACTCCCGAAGAATCCGATACAGAGAATAAATCACCTGTAAGATCATCTGTTATTGAGAATAACTGTCCTTGTGTTCCTTGTATGTCTAAGACTGTCGACCCTGAAACTGTACTCGTAGCGACTAAAGAAGTTGCATTAAGTGTTGAGAAGGTTGGTGAGTCAGTTGTACGAACATTTTGATTCATTAGATGAACCTCTGTCGCTCCTTGACCTGTATTTACTGTTGTTGAGGTTAACCCACCAACAAGTGTAAACCCACCACCACTATCTAAAGTTGCTTTATCAATTCCATTAATCACCAATTTTAATGGATGATTAGAGTAGGTACCAACTTTACCGGCCGCATGACCAATATGAGAAAACATTGTAGTAATGATACCGTCACTTACTGATTTCACATCAAGTCTTGCGTGTGATGTTCCTGCAATGTTAACTCTCGCATTCCAACTACCATCGTTACTTACACTACCCGTTCCATTACCAAATTCATTATACGAATTAGTGAAACTGTTAGACCCCGATAGAGTTGCGTAACCACCACTTGCATGGTTACCCCATCCGTAAGCAGTATTCCAATTAGAAATATTTGTTGATGTGAAGTCACTTTCGTTCCATATTCGATTATTTTTATATTCTAACGCCGAACTGTTGTATGGTAAGTATAAACCACCTGAGTTAGCACTGGTTCCATAAGATATAACAAAATCCTTTGATGGGTTTCTTGCTACCCACCATCCATCTGTTATTCCTGATATAGAATTTCTTTGTCCACCAATTACCGCAGCACCCCATCCAGTTGTGGATACGTTTAACCTAATTCCTTCTCGATAAGAACTATTAAGTGATGAGTTAAATATAAACTGACCATTAACTGTTAATGTCGCTGTATGTGTATCCGACACGTCACTTCTTAAGAACTGAGTTGAGTCTAATGAGTCTAAAGTATCAGCATTACCACCATTCGGTGATGTTATATAACCAGCATTTGCATGGTTACCCCATCCATATGCTGCATTCCAATTAGAAATATTTGTTGTTGTGAAATCATCTGTGTTGAAATATTTTTTCCAAGTAGACCATGTAGTATTATAACCTCTTGAATAAAGATCCCCCGTTACAAAATGCGTTGCTAATTGACCTGTTACGTTACCACCATTACCGTAAGTTAATACCGCATAATGTTCATTTGTTGGGTTATCCGCACTTGGGTCATATCTATCACCTCCGTTATCTATAGTATTAATAGAAGTTAGTGTTCTATTAGTTTTCATATAGGTACCGTGGTGATTATGTGCCGTCGGTGCAAACCTACCATCAATATCCACAGTCCACGTACCACCACCATTAAGTGTACCCGTTATAATACCGTTACCAGTATTAAACGTTGCACCCGTTGTGTAATTATTTGTATTTGTGTCGGTATCAATTGCGAAACCTGAAACATCAATAGTGTTACCATCTGATTTGGTAAGTCTTAATGTTTGAGTACCTGAAGTATATGTACCACCTGTTACAGTAACATCTGTTAATGTTGATGCTAAGTTAAGTGTGAATGTATCCCCACCATTGTTCCTTGTAAATGTAACAATACCGTTACTACCATTAAAGGTAGCACCCGTTACAAATTCGTTCGTATCTGTATATGATGTTAGATAACCAGCACTTGCATGGTTACCCCATCCGTATGCGGTGTTCCAATTAGATGAGTTGTTTGTGAAAACACCTGAATGGTAAACTTGTAACCACGGTTGTGTACCGTTTATTGCCGCCGCACTGAATTTTCTATAGTATATATGACCGTTAGAACTAAACCCTAACTGACTATTATATTCACCTGAGTGTCTATTAATATTTAGGAACGCATTTGAATTATCTACGGTAGGCATTCCCAATGCACCTGATCCAGCACTTACTTGTCCTGTAAATATTACTCTATTTGTACCTGGATGTGTATTCGCAGATCCACCATCACCTAAGAAACTATTTGTTTCGGTAAAAGATGTTAGATAACCGGCACTTGCATGGTTACCCCATCCATATGCAGTATCCCAATTAGAAACGTTAGTGTTACTTGCGTAACCAGCACTTGCGTGGTTACCCCATCCATATGCTGTATTCCATTGAGTTGAATTACCTCCTGTGGCGGCTATAGTTCCACCAACGGTTAGACTCCCAACACCAGCCGTAACCCTTAAATCGAAATCATTATTACCACCACTATCTGACGTGTGGAAGTCAAGATATTTACCAACTTCCATAACCCCATCAGTACCTACCGATATGAAACCACCGTTCCACCAATCACCACTTATAGGACCTGTTATTGAGGTAAGATATCCAGCACTTGCATGGTTACCCCATCCGTATGCGGTGTTCCAATTACTATCATTATATCCTGATGCTGTTAATGTACCAACTAAAGTTAAATTACCTGTGTTGGTAAGTGACATTTTACTAATGTATCCACTATTATAATGTTTCCAATTAATTGTTGATCCATCATATAAAACTTGGTAATAGTTAGAACCATTCGCTTTAAATCTGTACCCATATTCACTGTAATCCGTACCATCAAGTGCGATTGCCACACCCGCGTTTGCGGTACCTTCATTGGAAGACTTATTAATTGTTAGTGGTGTCCATGCTCCCCCACTACCTAAAGTAATTTGACTATTACTTATCGAACCTCTTGATGTTACAGTTGCTAATGTATCACTTTCTGAGAATGTTGTTAAGTAACCAGCACTTGCATGGTTACCCCATCCGTATGCGGTATCCCAATTAGTTGAATTATCAGTAAAATTACTATCCGTAAAAAACTTAGACCACGTTCCCGTGTTATTAGTCACGTCGAGAGTTCTTCCGTATAAATTACTATCATGGATATCCCATGCAATTTGTGTTGCCCATAGACTATCGTATGTTAATGTAGTAACCGTACCATACTCATTAGTTTGTGATGATGCTGGTCTCCCAACTGTTGAATTATTCCATCTATGTTTTATAGATTCTGTACCAATTGTGTTAATATCTCCGATTGCCGAAGATCCACCATCCTGTATATAATCACCATCATGATTATGTGATGATAATGAGAATCTACCATCAATGTCGACATTAAATGTATCACCACCATTGTTTCTTGTGAATGTAACAATACCATTACCACTATTAAAAGTAGCTCCCGTTACAAATTCATTTGTATTTGTGAATGATTTAATATATCCTTCTGTTGAATGATCTCCCCATCCATATGCCGTATTCCAATTAGAAACCATTAGGTTAGTACCAGTAACACTTCCGTTAGCAACAATATTTTTAGTTAAAAGTGTGTCGTCACTTCCCCTAACTTGTAACCAAGCTGCGGTGTATAAAGAATCAGACGCATTCCATAATAAAGAATATGTACCTGAAAAATTATCGTTCACATTCCAATTAAGTCTATCATTAGATAGTTTACCACTTGTAATATCCGCCGCACTATGTGTGTGTGAAGATGATGCATAACCAGCACTTGCGTGATTACCCCATCCATATGCCGTATCCCAATTACCGTTATTATATCCTGTTGTGGTTACGTAATTTTGATCACCAACCCAATCTCTTGTTGCGATGTGATACCACGTTGATCCCGTTATTGTGTCAGTACCCGCAAAATTCCTAAAGTATAATCCGTCACCATTAACTACTGTTGACCCCCCTAATTGGAAACCATAATTACCGTCTGTTTGAGATACATGTAATATTGTATTGTGACCAACGATAGGTCCGTTAGATCCGTAATTTCTATATATACCAAATTCCGTATAATCATTAGCGTCACCACCCGAACTATATAATTCACTGTGCACTTGTGCTCTTGTATCTAAGAATCTACCATCAATATCAACAGTAAATGTATCACCACCATTGTTTCTTGTAAATGTAATAATACCGTTACCAGTATTAAAAGTAGCTCCTGTTACGAATTCATTTGTATCTGTAAATGAAGATATATAACCAGCACTTGCGTGATTACCCCATCCGTAAGCCGTGTTCCAATTAGCATCGTTGTAACCTGATGCGGTTAATGTCCCTGTAATTCTTGTGTTTGATGTTATTTCTAAACCCGATGTTGCTGTTGGACTTATTCTATAATATGTACCATTATGTGTGAAGGTTGTGTATTTACCATTGTTCTGTTGACTGTAGTGGTACATATTCATACCGTTACCCGAGTCACCTAAATATAAATGACCATTACCTGTTGGATATAGATATAGATTACTATCTGTTGATGTTGATATTTTTGTTGTTGTTAATTCACCAACTGTAATACCATTAGTGGTAGTTGATCCCCTATCGGTTACACTACCTAACGTATCTGTTTCAGTATAACTTGTAAGATATCTACCATCAATATCAACAGTGTATGTTCCACCGTCACTTCTTGTAAATGTAATAACACCATTAGTACTGTTAAATGTACTTCCTGTAGTGTACCAATTAACATCGGTGTCAATTGCAAAACCTGAGACATCTACAGTACTACCATCATTTTTTGTTAATGTTAATATTTGTGTTCCTGATGCATATGTTCCACCTGTTACTGTAACATCACTTAGTGTATTAACTAAGTTGACGTTTGTTGTTGATCCATCATTTAAGGTTGTTGTTAATACACCCGTAGTTGAATTCCAAGTATGTCCTGTTACGAAATTGTTCGTATCGACAACTGTTTCAGTAGCCGTTGTTATTCCTGTAATATGTCCGAAACCATCTAATAAGATATCTTGAATGTATGTTCTTCCACCATTGTTTGAAGACGCCGATGCCACTACTGTAGGGTGAGCCGTTAAGTATCCTTCAGTTGAATGATCTCCCCATCCATATGCGGTGTTCCAATTTCCTGAATTACCACCTGATGCAGTTACAATACCACTAAAATCACCAAGACCACCATAAACACCTTTCCATCTATATGTGGATGTACCCATATTTGAGTTAGAGGATGTGGTTGATGTGTTTGGTATTAATGCTGTACCAACAAAATGTACGTGATTTTGATCACCACTTCGACTAAACGTCGCATTACCTATTTGTAACGTCGGTACGATTAAGGTACCCGTCATGGTGTCACCAGTTTTAAATACATGTCTACCATCTATATCAACAGTAAACGTATCACCACCATTATTTCTTGTGAATGTTATTACACCATTACCACTATTAAAAGTAGCACCACTAACAAATTCATTTGTATTTGTAAATCCTGTTATATACCCAACACTTGCATGGTTACCCCATCCAAATGCGGTGTCGGCATTAGACCCTTGTGTAGATGTCGCGGCGTCCGTAATTCCGTAACCACTTAACGTAGTTGGTTTACTTGTTAACGATGCAAATGTATGTACGTGATTTAATAATGAATATCTCCCATCAATATCAACCGTGAAAGTGTCACCCCCATTATTTCTTGTGAATGTTAATACACCATCAGCACTGTTGAATGTTACTCCACTAACAAATTCGTTCGTATCTGTAAATGATTTAATATACCCTTCGGTCGAATGGTCACCCCATCCGTAAGCCGTATTCCAATTACCATCGTTGTAACCTGACGCTACGATAGTACCTGCAAAGGTCGCTGTTGTACTACTACCATTCCCAAGTCGTAATATTTCTGTCCCTAAATGATTAAACTGAATCCCATCTCCCACTGAAGTGTGATCTGAGAACGTAGCTATTGTACCAGTGGAACTAATATTAACTCTTTGGTTGAATATGTCGATATTTCTAACATATAGAGTTCTAAAGTCTAAAGAGTTTGTAGTACCTAAATCCTGTGTTGCATCTGTCTTTGGAATTATATGACCTGAAAAAGTTGAATTTTGTGAGGTATCTATGTATAAGGCGGTAGTGTTGTTGGTTACTAACCCCAATTCATCACCACTAACGGAACCAATAAACATACCGTCAGCAAGACCACCAGAAGTAAAATCCTGTGTGGATATTATGTATTCTGTGGTACCCGCATTATTTTGGAAATATATTGCTTGGTCATCATCATCTGTGGTATCTTTTAAATATATTTTTGGACCTCCATTTTGGATATGTAGATTACCAGTCATTGCCTGACCTACACCTGACCCCCCACTTAGTGGTAAGTGACCTATTTGTGAATAGTCATATCCATCTTGGTAACTTCCTGTTTGTGATTCAATTGTGTCAACTCTACCATCTAAAGTACTTATGTCACTTGATAAACTTCCTGTCTTAGTTTCTACACTATCTAATCTACCATCTAAAGTACTTATGTCACTTGATAAACTACCAGTTGCAATTTCAATATGTTCTAATCTACCTTTTACACTACCACTTTCAGTTTCTAATGAATCTAATCTACCATCTAATGTGTTTATATTAGTATCATTTGATGAGGTATATGTGTTAAGGTCGGTACGTAATGTTGTAACATCACTATCACTTGCATATGTATCGTCAATACTTGCGGTAAACCCTTCCAAAGAACTTACTTGACTTTTTAAACTACCTGTTGTGGTTTCTAATGAATCTAATCTACCATCGAAAGATGATGTTGTCGTTTCAATAGAGTCTAACCTACCGTCAAGGGAGACAAGGTCGGAATTATCTAAAAGTCTTTCTTCATTACCCTTAGTTCCACCTTTCCAATAGTTAGTTACACCATCCCATAATAAGGACCCCGATAAAATACCAGGTGATGTAACATCTCTCACTTCAATACCCGCATCTGATGCTCCTGTACCATTAAGTGAAATTATATTGTCGTCAAGATCAACTGTCGTTGAGTTAACTCTTGTTTCTGTTCCTTTTACTAAAAGATTACCTTTGATGGTAACATTTGAACCTGTAAATTCTAAACCACCTTCAACTGTTGTTTTGTGTGTATTTAATGTCGATATATTACTATCGTTTGATGCTGTATATGTATTAAAGTCAGATCTAACCTGACCATCGACCGACGAGGTAAAGTTTTCAATAGAATCTAACCTACCCTTTTGTTCTGTATCTGCACTATCTAAACTTCCTGTTTTAGTTTCTAAACTATCTAACCTATCATCTTGATTTGTGTTTGTTGTGTCATTAGATGATGTGTATGTGTTTAAATCAGTACGTAATGTTGTTACGTCTGTATCGGTTGCATATGTATCATCAATACTTGCCGTGAATTCTTCTAAACTATTAATTCGTAAAGATTCTACATTAATTGCCCCATTAGTGGAAGATGTAAATGAATTGAATGTAGTGTTTAATCCTGCAATGTCAACACCGTCAACCGTACCTGTTAAAACTACACTACCTGTGACTGATAAACCATTACCAAATTGTATTTCATTACCGTCAGAAGATAGTATTTTATTTCCCGCACCTATTTGTATTGGTGCGTCTAATTCAATATTACCATTACCTGAAGCTGTTAACGTAATGTCACCATCTTCGGTTTGTAATGTTATTGTATCCGTTGAAGTCTCAATTATTTTAATTGATTCTCCCGTATCGGTTGTAATTCTAAGTTCATCACCTGTTGTTGATAAAACTTGTTGTCCATTTATATAAAGTGATCCCGAAGATAGAAATAAGTCTCTCCATTGTTTATCAGGTGAACCCAAATCTATTGTATCGGTAATGTTAGGTAAAATTGAAACATTACTCACTAAAACCGTTTCCCCCATCGTAAGAGAGTTACTCCCATTTGAGATACTATCCAAACTTAGACCTGTTACTCCTGAAGCAGGGACGTTAATAAGTTGTGATCCATCACCCACAAAAGAACCCGTAAATGATCCCGATAGGTTAGAAAGACCTTCTTCAATATCCTCTAATCCTGTTAATTTAAATCTCCCGTTTGATACTTTAAGTGTTTTTCTGTTATTACCATGACCAATTTGAATCTCAGATGCAATTATCTTTTTTAATGTATTCCCACTATCATGAAATTGCACATCACCGTCATCATTTTTACTTATCTTAGTACCCCCAATATCAATAGTACTACCAGCTAAATAGATATCATTCCATCTCTGAGATTCACTACCTATATCATGTACTAAAGTACCTTCAGGTAATAAAGAACCACTAATGGTTTGATCACCCTTAAAATTATTACTTCCTGTGATTGCAAAAGAACCACTAACCCCTTCAAAACTTGAAGTAAGTAAGTAGGATGCTGCGTGTGAAGCACTAATTGCACTATCCACTTCACCCGTTATTTGTGCGTCCCCTCGAATAGTTCCTAATACTGTTAAGTCACCCTCGATATGTGCTGATGCGGAAACGGACAGGGAACCCGTAATGTGTGGATCAAATATATTCATCTATAACGTGTTTTTGTTTACTAAATAAATACTTTGGATTTCAATAGTATGTGTGTTTAATGTTGTATTTCTTTAATGATTGTAAGATTTACTTCTATATGAGTGGTTTTTTAGTGTTAGACTGTGTTTCACCTAAGAAAGGTAGTATTATGTTTTCTGTGAAATATTGGTGACCCAATTCATAAGGATGGTTTCCGTCTTTTCCACTTGGTATCCCCTCAGGAAAATTATCTCGTAAATATTCGTAACAACCACTAACAGGTAAGAATCTGTCATGATCAATTAAATTAAACATATATTTTATCTCCTCAGATTCCATTAATTCTTTGGGGTAACCACCAAAAATATCAAGATAGGTTGTCATAAAATATTTAACCCCCTTCTCTTTAAGATACCATTGAACTAATAAGATGGATTGAATGGTACTAAGTAACATACCAATGTCAGAATGGAAATATCTATAGTACGACTCCATTAGTGGGTGTGGATCGTTCAAAGTGTTCCAACCTGGATTTATAAAGTACCATTTTCTATCTTTGGCAACCTTAGTTGGGTTTTGAATATTACTAACGTGTCCGTTATTACCCCAATTTTCACTACTGTAATTATTTTCACTATGAAAGTCAACCCTATCAATCCCACTCCACATCACACCGACCAACATGTCTTTAGAATCTGTATTCTCTAATTCTTTATTGACCGCATAAATTAATTTTTTTGATATTAGTCCATTACCTTGTGATGCCATACCGACATTAATTAAATCTCGTGTGGGTACATTTAAATGTTTAATTAAATATTTTGGCCAATTCCAATCTTCAAAAGTAAAACTACATCCTGAAACAATTATTTTTTTCATATTATACTTTTTTTTGTAATGTCAAACTTAAACCCAGTCAATTCCTCGTACAATTTCTCACCCCCCGAAACAATTGGTAAGTTTAGTTCAATATGTTTTGTTTTAAAATAACTATGGATCTCCCTAACCTTATCATCACCAATTTCCTCCCTTAATTTGTGTATTATATATGCTTGAATGATATCGTACCATTTCATATATGTCACATGAAAGAATCCATTAAATTCTTGTTTAAAAAAATTCAAAATATCTTCCTTATTATTAATTATAATTTTATCCACTCTTTTCTTCTTAGATAATTCATTATAACCTTTTAATTTTGAAAGTTTGGTTATTACCTCACCACCACCATAATTAAAATGTTTTCCTTTAATGTTATCTAACCTAAATGGAAATTTTACTTCTTTAATGTTGGGTATATTGTTGTGTGAGTCCACCTGTGTTGTAGGTATACCGTTGAATATTGTATGGTTGTCTTTTTTAGAGGATTTTCGATACTTTTTATCCTCAATCCTTAAATTTAAGTGTAAAATTAGTTGTTCTATATAACAAGAACCGTATTCCTCGTTATCAATGCTTTTTTTATGTTTATAATAGTGATCCATTGAATCTCGGCAAACTTTAGAAAATGTCTTATAATTTTTAACGTAAACAATATTCATATTTGGTATTGTCTCAAAAGAACCATACGAATCAAATAATTTTTCTTTGTTTTCTTCTGACAGTATCAAATCAAAGAATAATTTTGAATACGTTTTATTAAAATAGAAGTAATTATGACCACCATCACTCTTCTTAACATTTTCATATGGTGGGTTAGAGTAATACTTATAGAGTTGACTGACTAATTTATCCTTAGACAAATCCGATGGTGTGTGCATGTCAATATGACTAAAAAGATAGTCCTGTTCGTAGGTTTCAAAAACGATTTTATTGAAAAGTAGTGTGTCGGTGTCTATATGTAAAAAGGGTTCGTCTAACGATTCGTAAACTTTCAATTTAGGTATACTCCACGTTTTAGTGTCTTCCCTCTTTACTATTTTATTATTTACCTCATCATAAGGTAAACCTAAATCACTAATCTGTTTACATTCTTCAACATCACCATAAAAAGATATATTACCGTAGTGTTTCTTTGCAAGAACCGCACTAAGATATTGAGTGTAGAGTAGTTCTTTCCACACCACACCCCCTTTATCAACATATGTGTGAATTACCTTCATATTAATGTTTATATGTGAACGGATCTCGTTTTTTCATCTCCTCGATCTTTTTATTAAAATTTCTCTCTCTTTCCTTTGATTCCTTGCGATCCTTGAACCACTTAAGTATTTTTTTAAACATTCCTCTTCTTTTTAAAAATTATGTAGTTCTGTAAAACTAAAATATCAATATCCACCTCATCAAAGGTTTTTAATGCATCTTCAGGTGTTAGAACCATAGTCTTATCTTTTATATTAAATGAAGTGTTTAAGAGAATTGGGTACCCATTTAGTTTTTCACACTCCCTTAAAAGTCCGTGTATTGGATTTGATCTATCTACCGTTTGGATTCTTGAAGTCCCATCTACGTGAGTCACAGCACTTAATTCATCAACATAATCACCTTTAACCCTAACCACTTGATTCATATATGGTACATCTTCTACTACGTGAAAGAAATTATGTTGTCCTTCTTTTGTTACCATTGGTGCAAACGGTCTGAAACCTTCTCTTTTTTTAACCAACTCATTGATTCTCCTTTTCATGTAAGGATTGGTTGGATCCGCTAAAATCGATCTATTACCTAATGCTCTTGAACCAAATTCGATTTCATCCCTAAAAAAACCAACAACACTTCCTTTTAATATTTCTTTTGCCACTATTGTAAATAAGACATCCAATTTATCTAAATAAATAAATGTCCTACCTTTTAAAGATTTTTTAAACTTACTATTAATCCTATAGGACGGACCTAAGAATGGTGTTTTTGGAATACTAACTTTCTTACCTTTAGATGTGTGATAGTTTATAACTGCACCGATCGACGATCCCGCATCCGAAGGTGCTGGTGGTATCCATAAGTGTTTAAATTTTGTTTCTTTGTAAATCTTACCATTAGCTAAACCATTATATGCACATCCACCACCTAAACAGATGTTTTCTGTGTCATATTTTTCATAAACATAAGATAGTAACTCAAAAAATACGTTTTCATACACTTTTTGGATTGCAAATGCCAAGTCTTTATGTCTTTGGGTAATTTTCTCTTCTGTTAGTCTTGGTAACATACCTAACAACTCCGATAACTCGTAATTGTACATTATAGTATCTGACTTATCCCATTTAAAATATTTTAAATGACAAACTATCTCACCATCTTCAAATTTTATTAACTTATTAAGTTTATTGACAAGATCAGTATTCTTACCATAAGAACTTAAACCCATTAATTTGTATTCACCTTCATTTGGTTTAAAACCTAAGAATGATGTCATTGCCGAGTAAAACAGACCGACTGAATGGGGGTAAGAAGAGACAGTTTCAACATCTAAAGACTTACCATCGTAATAACTAATTGTTGTTGTGTCGTACTCACCAACACCGTCTATTGATACCACAGCAGATTCCTTAAATGGGGAACTAAACGCAGAGTAGTAAAGATGTGAGTGGTGGTGTTTTGAGTAAAACACATTATTGGATAACTTAGGTAGTATTTTTTCTAACTGTCTTTTATTCTTTGAGAAATTATAATATTTCTTAATTGAATATATCGGATTCTTAAAGAATCTCTTTTTGGAGTATTCGGTCACTCGTTTTTTCTTTAACTCAGTGTCCTCATAAAAACAAACCACCTCAACATTGTCTTTGGTTAATTTATATTCCTTCGTTATATATTCAATAACTTTAAATGGGAAATTACTATCATGTTTTATACCTGTGAATTTTTCTTCCTCACAAGCAAAAACTAAATGTCCGTTTCTAAATAAAGAAACAGACGAATCGTGATAATAACAAGATACCCCTATTGAAAACATAACTACATTTGTTATTTGAAACGTGTGTTCCCATAATGAATTACTTCAATGTTTTTATCTGTTTTAAAGGACCTCCACGGATCCACCACTACCGACCCATCAGGGAAATCATAATCATGGTGTTTACCCATATGACCCAATAAGTAAATTCCTTTAATTGGGGTCTCTAAATCATACTGTACTTTATATTTACCACCATACGAAGATTCACAGTAATGACCAACAAGAATAGATGAAGAACCATCTAAGTACTCTACGTCAGGTTTATATGATTGACCCAATATAATAATCGGTAGGTTACGTTTATTTGATTCAACAACTAACTTAGTTGCAATATTTTTTGCCTGAACTTCTCTTGCTAACATAATTGCATCAAATAAGTCATATCCTAAACCTAATTCCTGAGCCATATATCGTAGAGCAATGTTATCACGAGGATGACATCCTCCACCATCTCCCATACCCGCCTTCATATATGCAGGACCTAAGATTCTGTAAGTTGATCTTTCAAGTGCACCTGTTATAACATCAGTGTTGATATTACCTGATTTCTCCGCAACGTCTTGAATCATGTTAACCAGTGCAACTTTAGTTGAGATGAATGTATTGTAGAATATTTTAATTCCTTCCGCTTCATCCCATGTACCAAGTTCATATCTTACATCTTCACTGATAAAGGTTTTGTAGAAGTCTAACAATAGTTTTGCGTCTCCTGTTTCCGATCCATCTTCTGTTCCGATAATAATCATTTCAGGATTTACCATATCCCACTTAACGGTACCCATTGCAATAAGATAAGGGTTATAGATAAATCTACCGTTTGGGATTAACTCAATGAACTCTCTTCTAATGGTACCAGGTAAGACGGTTGAGATTAGAACTATAAGTTGATCTTTAGATACGTGTTTATTTACCTCAACTAAGACCTCTTTTACTATATCGTAATTAAAATCTTTATTTTCTAAATGTGACGTGGGGTATCTTCCATCATAGTCAGGGTGGTGAGGTGTTGGTACTGCAACAAATATTAAATCTCTACCATTACAAACCTCTTTTATTGTCGGAACCATTTTAAAGTTCTCAGGTTGCACTTCACTTATGTCATATCCAACAACGTTATGTTTTTCTGCCATTACCTCAGCCGCATCTTTCCCGAGTTTCCCAACTCCAATAAAACCTACATTCATATTATACTTTTTTTACTATTTTATTATACAATTTATCCAACGGTTTATCAAAAAATAACCGTCTGTTGAACTCTAAGATCCATAGGTCCCGTTCGAACAAAATATTTAGATCATTAATTGTTAGTTTAAGTAACTCTTTAACACAAAAAATATATCTTTCAAATCTCTCACGATCATTCTCAATTGAATCGTACGAGTAGTCTATCCAATCAGGGAGTAAAAATCCATATTCCCTTATTGTTTCTACTAACCCACAGTAACCAAAAGGTAAGATAAAATGACCTTTTAGTAAAGGGTTCCAAGTTTTTTCTGTCACACTTTTCACTATTTTTTTTCCGTCATTATTTAGATATGTTAGTGTTTCAATATATATACTAACAAATGAACTATTATAGTAATCATTGTGTATTGGATTGAATGCTTCAAATTTTACTAAATTTTGAGAATCAAAGTTTTCTTGTGAATCTAAAGATATACCCCTATCGGGATCGTTAGTGTAACCATCTTCATCTTGTAATTGATACCTTAAACAGATTCTTTTAAAAATTCTATCATTGGGTGATATTAAAGAAGTTCTATTAGGAGATAAGAATTTTTTCAACTCACCCTTTTTTTTTATTTCTGTTAATTCAAACATGTTGTTTGTTGATTCCCCGAAATATTGGGTATTTTTTAGTCCGTACCCCTCAAAATCAGTAAATGCACATTTTTGTCTATTCCATAAAAAATCATAAAATATATCTTCTTCATTTGATAAATTAGTGTGTACGTGAAATAAAACCTTACCCTGTTCCTCTAATAATAACTTCATCCTATCCAAATGTGGTATAGTCGAACTCCCCTCGTAAATGTGAAATATATCTAAATGTATAACGTTTTTTATGTTAGAATACTCCAATATTTTATCCACCTGTTGTTGGTAGACTGAAGGATCACATAATATTGAGATGGAATCACAATCATTAATATCCGTGACTATTTGAAATTGGTCTCTTTCAATTAAAAAAGGTGCGGAATGTAAATGATCTACAAAACGTAGTTCGTGTAACTCGGGGTTAGTTGTGGAATCATTAATGTATAATTTCATTTTTGATTATCTTAACTATCTTATCGATTCTAAACCACACATTATCAATACTGTCATATGAGGTATCACACCAATCAGTTAAATGACTAATATCCTTATTGTGATAGTTTAAATACTCGTTTTTTGTCTTATCTAACATTCCTTTGGAGGAGAGTAGAATAAACTTTTTATTTTGTTGAACACACTTAGTTGTTTTCTCAGTTATAAATGACCTATCATTAGTAACATCACTTTCCATTATTACAACAAAATCAACCATGTCGTAATATGTGGCATCATAATCTCTACTATGTGATACTTTATGATTAAATAAAGTGACATCTAATACTTTATTACTACCCATTTTTTTCAACCCTTCCTCTACCCTTCTTTTTTGTTGGTTGGGTGAGTCAGTCATAAAATAAAGATCTTTGGTTTCATTAGTAAATGTATCTAATGGTTTGAAACCAAAATACGATATATACCCATAATCATCTAACCCTTCAAAATACAAAAGTGCGGTTAGTGCAGTCCTAAATGTTTTTGATTTACCACCTAACAATAAAAATGATTTTTTAACCTTTGTCCGTATTATGTCAACATCTTTGATCGGTTGATAATAATCATAATGTTTAACAAAATAAGGTTCAACTATAATTGTTGCACCTCTTAATTTTACAACTTTAGAATTAATCTTAGATTCATCAATAATACCATTAGTGAAAATTTTTAATGTTGAGAGGTCCTTATATGATTTCACTTTTTCTAAGAACTCCTGAGATAGTAGTTCTGTTGTTGAATCGTAATAAATTTCTTTACCTTCGTCTATTGAATGATTAAGTAATTCTTTGAATGTTTCGTAAAACCCCTCCGAGACAACGTCATAATTAGTAACGAGTATTATTTCACAATCATTAGTATTTGAAACCTGATGTTTGACTCTCATAGCTGAGGTCTCAGGACTTATTCCCCGATAGATATAAGTTGGTTTAGTTATGATCATATTAGGTGATTATGTTTTTCAGGTAAATGTTCGTCATTTTCCAAAACATTAAATATGTTTTGTAGTGTTTCACCTTTCATTAGAACATTAAAATTGTGTATTAGTGTTGGTAACATTTCTTGTGTTATTTTATAACACTTTTCCATATCCCACGTCGCAATTTCACCCATCACTTTAAAAATTTTGTCCATCCTTTTATAAAGGTCCGTCTCTTCATCGTAACTTTCATCCCACCATTTAGAAAATGTTTTATAACCCTGACCCCGTAAAACCTCTAAAGATCTCGGATTACCCACCATTAAAAATGGTTGAGCAACGAATATTGGTTTATATATTTTTTCAGAAAAAAACACCGTAGTGTCATGTGTTAACGATTCAGAAACAATATTTACAAATGAATCTTTATGTGCTTGAATGTTTAAACTATCCGCTTTATTATTTTCTAAATCGGGTTCATCATACCAATAATGTATTCTCGAGTCATGAGTCTTATAGTAATTTCTAATTTGTGTTTTCCATGAATTATGGTATTCTTGTGGGACTTGACCGTCAACCCAACCATAATATTGATATTCGTCATCACCTTCAACACCACCTAAAGATGATATAAATTTATCTTTAAAAATACTATTACCATTTAAATAACCATAAAGTAGGACACGGTGCAACTTAGGTACTCTGTTGAAATTAAGGAAATGATATTTCTTTTTTTCTGTAAGTGACCATTTAATGAATTTAGATAATTTTTCTCTTCCCTTTACTTCACATTGAGGGTCAGTTACATGACCTGGATTATGAAACCATAAATTAGAACCAAAGTAACCATAATCTAATATGGTATACGAATCATCTCTTAGGTAACCATCTGTGGCTAACTTATTTTTGTGTGATTTTGCAATAAAATTAGTTGTTATCATGAATAGGTTGGTATCATCTAAACCATACGTTTTAGATAACCCGTCTAACCACTTATAATTTTCATCTTCTTGACCAAAGAACCCTTCTGTTGGTTGCATGAAACATATCTTACATTTACCCTTTTTAGCGTCACTAACAACGTCTGGATTTAATGTAATTGTGTCGTATTTTTCAAATAATACGTTATTATATATAACAATGGGGTAGATGTAATTAACATCCAATTCTTTTATCTGTTCTAATGAATATATATTATGTCTATGGTAGTCATGGTCTAAAAAAACTTCAAAACTTTGACTTCTTAATTTAACAAGAACATCCATAATTTCTTGACTCTCGTTACCGACTCTTTTAAATGGTAATTCTATTCCAATCTTTTTACTAATCTGTTCTATATTAACATAGTTACCATCATTGTCACCCTCCTTAAGTAATGGGTGGGTGTGCCACGGATGTATGTTATATTCAGGTATGTTCGAATTAACAAATTCTACATTACCTTGAGGGTCATGTACTAATATTTCGTTATATACTATATTCATCTAAAATGTAATTCCTTTACAATAATTATAGAATTCTTCGTATTCTGGAAAAGTTTTAAGGAAATTTGTTCCTCTTCTTTCATCATGTGCATTAAAGAACTTATAAAAGTTATGTTGATTTTTAAGTAATTCTTTTTCATCTTGTGGTGAAACCATCCAATCATATATCCTATGAAATTTAGGTATTTCCATTTGTGTATACCCCCATATTTCTTGATCAAAATTATGTGGAAATGTGGTAAGTGTTTCCGCTAACTCACCATGACTTTTAACAACATCAGAAAAACTAAGTGGTACAACTCTCACCGTTTGGTGTTCAGGGTGTCTTAAGAATGATGAGTCCAAAGAAACCGCAGTCGACCATGCCCTGTCAGGACTACCATATTCCATTTTTAATCCATAAACCTCTTTTATTAATTTATTGTATGTGGATAGTGATAATGCATTATAAGTACTCATTATACCTACGGTGACGGTAGGACAGTTAGTTAATATTTTATTTAGGTTATCCCAAAACTTATTAAACACTAAACCCGTTCTTGCATATTCCGCCTGTTCTCCCCAACCATCCACTGATGTGTAAATTACAAAACTTTTAACTCTACCCTCATCTTCAATTCTTTTAATCTTATCAATGAGCCTATCAATTAGTTTGTCAGGGACACCTAAATTAGTATTAATTGATAAGTTTAAATTTGTGTTAGGGTTTTCCTCATTAATAATATAGTCTAAGACTCCCCACGTATCCTTACTTAATAATGGTTCTCCACCTGTAATTCTAAATGTGTCGAGATCCCTATACAAATCAGGCCACCACTTCCAAAACGCCTCAACATAGGGGTTATAATCTTTATGGTGTATTGGCATCCTACCTGACTTTTTTAACCAATCAAAATTATTAAATAAATCTGTGGTAGGGTAAGGTCCGTGTTTTTCAATCTCCTGAGCCCATGACGACGAAAACGATGGTCCACAGTAGGAACATTTAAAATTACACTTATTCGAGAATGAAACCTCCATATATTTTGGGTTGTAGTCCTCCCTCCAATCCATTTCCCTAATCTCTTTATGATGTGGTTTAGACCATGGTTCGTGAGACTTATAAACCCTATCAGATATTTGATTAGAGTTGTCCTCCACCTTCCAACAGTAGTCACACTCGGAGGGTCTTTTACCATCCAACATTTCTTTTCTCTTCTGTTTTTTGAAACGAGTGTTGTGTAAAGCAGATGGATTTCTTTTTATTTCTTCTACCGGTATTTGGTGTGTATCAGGGTGGTGGCACGAATGTGTTCTCCCCAAATGCAAGTGAGTGGTGACTTGTGTCCATTTAGCCAAACAAAAACCACAACCAGTTTTGTTTAATTCGTTTCTATAATTCTCAAATTTTTCTACTTCAGGATGACTCATAATTTTACGTTAAATATTTTACATTTTATTGAATGGTTAATGACTTCTACAAGTTCATATTTGACAGTGTTAATACCATCCTTTTTATAATCGATTTTTCTTTGTTGCATTTCAGTAACAAACCTTTTTTCATTTCTTGCTGTGGTCTCACCTTTAGCCCACTTACCATTAACGAATCCCTCATCATCGTGTGGTAAACAATAGAAACTACCTTCTCTCCTATACGGTAAGGTTGTTGAATTAATTGAGATTGTTTTATTTTCAAATTCAACGTTTCTTACGTCGATATCAATATCATCCTCAAAGTTATATTCATAGATAAGGTCTTCAGTGTTTTTAAAACATTCTTCAAAGTTGTTAAAATGTCGGTCATAAACCCTAAAACCCGCAATCTCACCTTTAAAATGATTACCTGTATGTTGACATGAACCTAATATAAATGGTGAGGTTGATAAATGAGTTTTTAATTTACCTGGAAAAATAATCGGTTTGTTCCTTATGACATCACCATTATTTGAAACCATTTGTTCATTCATAAACATATATAACTCATCTTTCTCAGAATCAAAGGACGTTGTGATCCATGACCACTCACCTTCATTCCTTTTCATCCAATTGTATATTGGATTAGAATTCCTATCATAATATAATGAACTATATGCTCTTGAGTTATTAAATGATAATCCCCATGTCCAACTATTTTCTTTTCTTAGTATTGGATACTCAATAAATTGTCGTTTCTCATCACCCACTAACCAAATTGGTACCTTTTCAGGTTGTTGCTCTGATTTAACTAATATTGAGATAGTATGGTCATTATGTAGACAACTATTGATTGTTCTATCCATTGGTGTTCGTATTGATGAATTTACACCATTAAATTTACCAACTCGTTTGTTTTTAAATTCCTGTGACACTCTTTCATTTACGTACCCCTCAAATTTACATCTCCACAATAAATCATCATCCTCTTGACCCCAATCCCAATATCCATTAGAATATCCGTTGGTTCTTTCAACTTGTTCTTTATTAAACAACACAACACCACCAAAATATTGTTCATACCCCATCGAGTATGAATATTTAGATAATTTAGTTGCTATATGTATCGGTGTTGTTTCGGGATATGAATAATCACAATTATCATCATGTGGTAACATATCAACGTCATGCCACGCAACGTAGTCACAACCATCTTTAAATGCTTCCAACGCCGCAATATTTTTCATTGACCCTCTATTGAATAACTTATCATCAACTTGATGGGCAACGTAGAACGTATAGTCAATTTCTTTTTTTTCCAAAAAAGGACCTAATGATGACACTAACTTATTTAAGTGTTCTTCCCGATTTCTATATGGTATACATATACCTAATTTATGCGTCATATTGAAACGTTTAAATGTATTTGTTTAGCAACTTTTTCATCTGACCAAATATTATAATCACAATTAGAAAGACCATCTTCATCAGGATCTCTATAACCCCTTTCAACTTCATTATGGAATCTTAATTGATTATACCTAATATTAACATCAGACCAACCACCATTTTGATAACCAGAACTTTGGTGTGATAACGATTTAAAAATAGATGGTCTTCTAAACGGTAGATTTAAAATCTTTTCATGTTTATATTCATTTTTCACTATTTCACAATTAACAATTTCAGCACTTTCACCTTCATTTGACAAATCCACTAATCGATATGATTTTATTTGTTTCATGTCGTAGTATTGGGATAGGTTCCCATCTGATATATAATCACCAAACGACATCGTTAAACTAAAAGTATCGTTTTTACTTACTTCTGTAATTTCTTTTGGGTAAAGAAGGTTGTTGAATATAGCCACCTGAGAAATTTCACCTTTAAAGAATTCCTTTTCACCGTCTTTTGAACCTATAAATAATGAACTACCTGTGGTCTTTTTAAAATCTCTTTTAAATTTGTACTCACCCACCATTTCACCATCTTGGTAAAATTTAACTCGTTTCCTATGGTTATCAATCGTAACTAATAATGTTGTTTTTTGTGGTTGTATTAGGTTACTGTCAATATATGCCCACCCATTCTCATCTTTAAAAAGAATTTTAAACCTTCTAAATGAATCGTAA